TACCACCGCCACGTACCTCAGCAGGCTCAACAACAGTTGTAGGATCAATTGGAATATAACCTAATGCGTTCCATCCTTCAAATTGTAATGTAGTGAGACGATACATATATTTCCATACGTAACCATCAGCAGTTTCATAAATTTGATTTAAGTTAGCAGCATCAAACGTTGGTGGAGACTCAGCAGAACCTCTTTCATTATTATTTAAGCATTTATAGATTCTATAATCGCCAGTGTCATTGTCGTTAGGACCGACAACAGCATAAAATTTTGTTTGATCTAGATCGGTAACATCATCATACTCTTCATATACTACACCTCTTTGCCAAGGGTAATACTTAATCATGAAGTTGATGTCTTTCTGATTTATCTTTTTCGCAAATAAAGATTTTTCCAAAAATTCGTTTTGTGAAGAAGCCGAATCAACTGGAGTTAATCCACCGATACTAGACACAAACATATAATAGTCTTCATTTGCCTTTGCATCAGCAATGAATAACTTATTTACGTCTTGATTAAAATTGTTAGTTAAGATTTCAGGCATTGTTCCACTTTCACTCTATATTTTAGTTTATTTATTACGAACAACCTAGACACTGAATGCATTCTTCTGTCGAGGCCATGTTCTGCCACTTTCAGGACGCCTTCCATTCGCTGTTTGTTCTGAACCACCGGCTATGTACTTGCCGCTTCCCATTCTTATACCCCAAGGTATATGTACTCTTAATGGTGGTGTTCCATATAATTCTGTTAAATCTGCACCACCATTTTGGTAATCATTATCTTTAATTGAATTAACATCGCTTGAGGAATATAATTTAGTAGATGCTATATCGCCAGCGGTTGGCGTATTAGAAAAGTCAATTAAATCTTCTCCAATTAAATTTGCTTTTGCGTGTTTAATCATTAATGCTTTTAGTTGTGCTATGCTTGGATATACTCCTCTTTGAGTATAATACCAATCTAAGAATACGGTGGCACAACCTGCGGCAACTGGTGCAGCACAACTTGTTCCACTAAAGTATCCCCAATCTCCATCTAAATAAGTAGAAACTGGATTTGAGGTCCAAGTATATGCGCCATAAGCAGTAAAGTCAATCTGCGGTCCACGATTACTATAATCATCCATTAATCTATTTGTGTCATCTTGTTGGCATGCACCAATTGTAAACTGATTATCGCCACCGTCTATTTCAGATCTCAAAATATAAAAAGATTGCGCAGTATTTACAACATTCGTTGTGAACTGATTTCTACCTTGACTATCTAATGTATTAATTACGCCATCGGCACCAGTGCCTACAATGATTTTATTATCCCATCTTGGATCGTCTGGGTTAACTGCAACATGTGCATTATTACCTGCACTCTTAAAATGATATATTCCATTATAACTATTATATTGACTCATAACAGTATCAAAGAAAGAAGCTCTCGTTTGGTCAGGAACCGATATATACCAATCTTTTACATTACTACCTGGGTCTTCAATAACTCTCGGTACAAATAGGTTATCCGTAAATGGCGTTAAGTCATCGCCCCAATCAGAACCAGGACGATTAATAACTGTGTTAACACCAGTGTCTTTATTAAATACATCTAATGATTGAATATGATCACAACGATAAAATCTTTCGTGTTCAACTCCGCTATATCCCCATGCTCCTGTGACTACAGTTGCATTACGAACTCCTGTTACTGGGTTAACGGCTTTTGATATATGCCATGATAAAACTGCATAGTAAGCAGCAGTAGCACCCGCGTCTAAATATATTACTCTTAATGTTGATTTTTTACCCCAACCACAATACTTACCACCTGCTGCACTAAGTACACCAATTGCATGATCAGAAAACCAATTAGTACTTCCATTTGTTACTTGGTTATTCTGATTTGAAGACATTGCACTGCTTATGTCTGACCAATCCATCGGAATGAATTTAGTATTGTTAGAATCAAATTCTTCAAAATCCGGATGATCTTCATGACCTGCGTTTGAAGTGGCCGAACTGCCTGCTTCAACTGCGACGATATCAACATAGTCACCAGCAAAGTTAGTTTTAACTGCGTCGTCAAAATTGAAATCACCGAAGTAACCTGCCGAAGACCCAGCAAACCCTGACGCAGGATCAAATTCACTGGTGAAAAACATATTCATTCCAGTATAATTTTTACCATTACCAGACGTTGGCGGATATGTTCTTGTTCTAAAAGTAGCACCACTAGCTTGGTATCTGGGGGTGGTTATTGGATATGCCGTTTCTACTGCTTGTCTTTCTGGTAAACATTCTTTAACTTTACCGCTTGCTACAATTACTTCTGCCTCTTCTGCAGTTAACATCATGACAATCAAACCATCAAATAGATCTGGGTTGAGAAATAACTCCATACCTGATGCTTCGTTTTCCAATAGATCTGTTTCCAGAACTCCTGGCAGCATAACGATGTTGTAAAGTTTCTTAGACATTTATTAGCTCTCTAGTTTAAGTGCTGCGATTGTAACTGTTACTGTACCTGTAGATCCTGAGTTATTTTGTATTGCTACAGGAACTTCTGTTTCTGAATCATCAAGCCAACCTATAATAGATGGCGTAATTTTAAATTCAGTACTACCTGCACCTGTTGAAATAAATTCAGCAATAACACCTGATCCATCTGCTGGGTCTGTTCCTTGCGTTCTACTTGCATCTGCTGTTCTTGCTGTTGTATCAGAATATATTCTTACCCAACATTGCTTATCTACGGTAACTTTTTGTAATGCGAATGATTTGCCTAAAGTAGAATATGTAACACTACTTGATGCTCCGTTAATAATAGAAGATGTAGTTTCTGCTTCCGATACTCTTGATGCACCTGCACCACCTGCAGAAGGATCGGCAATTACAATATCGCCAATCATCGATGCGTGGGAAGTACAAATATACTTATATGTACCACTTATAGATCCTGGAACTTTCCAATATAATGTACCACTTGTTTTTCCTTGAGCACTTGAACCAGTTGTTCTTGTACCGTCAGCAGCAATATGGATAAGACCTGTACCGTATGCAGTACTTGCGTCTGAACGAATTTCAAACGGATGAGAAGCAGTAACACCTGTTAAATCAAATGCGATTGTTTCGCCTGCATTAACATATAGCGATGGATTATCAGTTGTCCCATGAATATCAGAACGATATGCAGATGAACCATTAGGTGTCATTACATGAACTGACGTAGCAGGAACTGCAATATCATGTACATCTAAATCAGCAAGAGCAATTTCAGTTAATGCAGCGAAGGTTGAAGAACCACCACCTGATTGTGCGACCCAATCAAAATCAGATCCATCCCAACTCAATACTTCGTTAGTTGAAGCAGTACTAACATTTAAATGAGTATCAACTGCTGCGTTATTATAATCAGCAGACAGTACACCATTAGAAGCAGTAATTCCAGAACCTGTAATTGCCGAAACAAAATCAGCAATAGTTTCTTTCTTACTTGCTCCTGAATCATCGGCGTCAATAAATGCAATACTATCGGTTACCTGATTTATAACACCAGAACTTAAACTGTTAAGATCAGTACCGCCACCACCGCCACCACCTGAACTATTAATTGTAATAGTTTTTGCTGATGCGTCTGCCGCGAGTGTTACATTAGTACCTGCGACGATCGAAAATGCATCAGTTGCAGTACCTGCGTCAACATTAACTCCACCGACAGTAACTCTTGTGAAAGTATTTTGATCTGCGGGTTGAGCAATCCAATTATAATCCGAACCATCCCAACTCAGTACTTCACCGCTTGATCCTGTGCTTGTATTTAAATGAGTATCCACATTAGCGTCAGTATATGAACTACTACTACCTGAGCCACCTTCAACCCAACTGTAAGAACCGTTTGCACTTGTTCCGAGAACGTATCCATCAACTTCACTATTTAATATATTGGCCGAATATACAAACGTATTAAGTGGATCAACGTAATTTAATACGTCTCCTGCTGAGTTATCAGTTAGTAATCCTCTCCATGAACCGTGTGCATAATACAAAGTTCCAGTATCGTGTGCGTGTGCAATAGCACCATGATAAGTCGAAGGCGACACTGCATCAACTAATGCTTTAGTATCATATAAGAATGATACTTTATTTGGTTTACCCAATAAATCTAAAGCACCGTTGTTGTCAAATAAATCTATTGGATTATTTGCATTACCCAGTGCTAGGTATACTTCCGTAAAGTTATCATTTGCTTTATCAAAAGCATTACGTAACGGATCACCTGTCCCGTCATTAGCAGATGCTCCGATATTAATTATTTGCTTGGCCATAGCGTTTCTTTCCTAATTTATCTTTAATTAAATATTTATTGTTAATAATTCGTGTCGAAGTTACTTTCGAAGTATTTCGTTACCAATCTTCTCATATCCGGGGATACTACGTGTGCTACATTATCTCGTAACCATACTACATTACCGTATGGACTTATTCTACTTGCGGTTCCATATACATATCCGCCTGTTAATTGTGACCCAGTATATCCTGTTGCTTGTGCGAATCTAAACGAAGAATCATTAGCGCTTAAGAATGTTGGACTGTTTGCTATACTATTAGATCCACCCCCAACATAAGGAACAACATAATCAACCATACCGTTCATTTGTAGTATCTTTCTTTGAGGTATTGGATTTCTAAACTGATCGTATCCATCATTAGGATAAGAATCACCTGTTTCAAATTCGTTAGAAGGATACCAGAATCTGCTATCTCTATATTGATCTCTATTCGTTTGTGATATTAAACAAGCAACCACGTCAACACTCAGATCTCTTATTTCAATTGCTGCTCTTAATGCAAGTGCACCACCGTTAGAAACACCAAGAATACGAAGCTTCTCTGGATCAACATTATTATATAGTTTTAACTTGGCGAGCATTTCAGTAAGCATTTGAATATCAGGACCGTTACTGATTTCCATTGAAACGTTCCATGTATTAGTAAATCCTTGAATACCAATTAATATATGTCCAGTTAAATCGTCTTTCCAATCTTCAACCATTGCGGCGCCTGTACCACCGCTACCATGTAATAGAATCGCGACTGGGTAAGGAGCTGTTCCTGTAGTTGGCATTCCAACAGTAACTTCATAATCATGGAATCCTTGCTCCCATTGCTTCGTGATAGTTAAATCACCGGCTGAAGCTTCAACCATTGTCAATCCGCCAGTTCCTCCAGGTATATGGTCAGCAGCAACAAATGTACTGTCCGCAGTAAAGTTAGTAATAGAAGCTCTTAGATTTTCAATGTCCGCAATATCGAATGGAGATCCTATACCTTGGTCGTTGAATCTTCTGAGGAACCGTTGTTTAATTGTTCCACCTACATAAGCTTTAAATATAAAGTCGCCAAATAGTTTTGAACCAGCGAGGTGAACATTTTCTTTTAATAACTTTTCATATTCTTGTAAAGGTAATGAAGATTTAATCTGATACGAATACTCTTGATAGAAATCACTATCCTGTATTCTCATTCCTGAGTCAACATATTCTTGATCGTATACGTTAATCGTTTTATCTAATTCCCATACAACAAGTTCTTGATCATTATACCAGAATTGCTGTTTCATCGATGGGACGACAATATTATTCCATCTTTCTGTAATTGATGCGGCTGCAGTTCCACTTCTTAACTGTGTCATCCATATAGAAGTGGCTGAGGAGATTGCTAAACCTTGCTTGCTTAAATCATATATTGCGAATCCATCAGAAGCAATACTACTCAACCAACTTTCAACTGAGCCATTCAGCGCAGGAAAAGTATCAACTGGATTAGCTCCGGCGACAATCCTGAGAATCACTAAAGCCATAATATCCGAAGGAAGATTCGTTGTGGTTTGTGTTACACCATTTTGTTTCCAACCGCTTAGGTGCGAATTCTGTCCTGCCCAATATCCACTAGTAGTACCTTGTGTATCTGCTTCTATAAATCCTGATGCTTGAATGATACCATCTTCATCTCTTAATTCGCCTTTACCTGTAGCAAAGTTAAAGTTCTCAACATTGCCTAGTAAGGCTAAATCGTAACCAACATATCCAAATCCTGAATTAAGAATACTAACTTCTTTGACTTTACCGACTGCAAACTCTGTCGTTGATTGCATGATTGCATTATCACCAAACCTTTTTCCATCGAGATAATCATTTTCAATAACTGAAGTAATAAACTCACTTGTTGGCGAATTAACTAATCGTATATTTTCTGTACTGTTGAACCCACTGTAATTAAATGGTACAACTTTAATATATCCATCTGATTGAGCAATGTCTTGAATCACACCAATGACTGAAGAATCAATACCTTGTATTCGATCTCCTATTGAGAAACTGCCTGCATCGCCTGCGTCAACAAAGTTTACAATTTGATTCTTACGGTCAAGATTTTTAATTAATGAATCTTGTGGCAGGGCAAATACATCGTTCACATAATCAGCACCTGGATTAACATTTGAAAACGCAGTAATGCGACCAATTGTTAAATCTTGAATATTAAAGGCTAGATTTAATGGCGTCGTTATAAGAACAGGCGATGCCGTTCCTGACATTGGAGTTACTGCGCCATAATCTGCTGCGTTTAATGTTATACTTAAATAAGGAGCAATTGGATCTGTAATAACAGAAGCAACAGATGTATCCGATAAAGAAGTAACCTTAACATCGTTAATGTCCAATGTATCTGCATACTGATCACCTGGTGAAGAGCTGTTGATTTGGGTTAATTGATTTTCGGCGAGTGCTAAATTAATTGTTAGTTGCGGTACAGGAGTAGATACAGGCGGGTTCCCAACGAGAATATTTGGCCTATTAGTTGTAACGGTCGTATTGTTTTGCATCACTTGAGTAGCGACCATTTTGAAACCAATAACGCTTTCGTTCTGACCTACAATTGTACCTGTATTACCAAACTGATCTGAAATTGTTTCACCAATTATAAATGCTTGATTATAACCGTCTTCACCATTATCCAAAATAATGGATTGGTCAGAAACAATTAATCTGGTATTCTCAATAGTATAACCATAACCGCCGTCTTCTAATTTATATTTGATCTCGCCACTTGCTTCATTTGTAACTTTAGTAACAATTGCTTTACCTGCATATCCGTCTTTCTGCAAAACATCAAATATGTCACCAATTGATTTTCCTGTCTTTGCTTTTGGCTCGTCCGGATCAATAGTAAAGGCAGATAGAGAACCGTTAGTTTTACCGAATGAAACAACTTCACCCCCAACGTTACATAGAATATCTTCGTATTTTTTAAACGTACCTTGAATACCATCAAGATATATGATAGGAGTTTTAACACCGTTTAGAATAAAGAAGTTAACTGAACGAACCGACGCTTTTGCTTTTGTGACAGCACCTTCAATATTACGTGATAATAAATCGATGTATCCGTATTTCTTTCCATCGTTTGATGTGAATACATTATTGTTTGGAAACATTTGTAAGTAAACGCCTTGCTTCCATTCTGAATCTGAAATCTTTTGCATCTTTGCGGCAGGATATGATATTTCAATATCGAACTCTTGATAGAATATAGCAAAGAATAACTCAATACCTCGAGCCGTACCTTTTGCACGATACAAGTCAAGTATATTTTTAATAATAAATTTAATAAGATCTGCTTTAAGCGGAAGATCAGCAAGGAACTTTTTCTTAAAGAGAATAATCATACTCTCTAAAGTAGTATCAATATCGCGCGTTTCAAATAACCGTCTTGATTGATATATGTGCTGATTCTCTTGAGTCTCTGAGAACTTATAATAGTCCTCGACTAATTGAACAAGCTCAGGTCCATCTTCCCTGTAAATAGCCGGGAATTGCCGCTTGACAAAAAGCGATATGTTTTTTTCTATTTCACCCTGAGGCATAATTCTCTTCTCTTATTAATATGACGAGGTTGTACCTGCTGAACTAACTGATGACTTTGATCTTTCTTCAAGTTCCATTACAATCTTAACATCAGTGTCTCTTAATATAAACACTCTACCTTGCGGAGATTTAATGTCGTTATCAATTGTTTTTGCGGTTACTTTAATTGCTGAACCAGTAAATGCTTCTACTTTAAAGTTTGTTAACTTAACTTCGCCTTTAGTATAATCTACAGTACCTGCAGTAGGATTAATAATTTGTGGATTAACTACATCATCCGTTATAATCATAATGTTTCCATTACCATCGTCTTGGAAGAATACACAAGATCCATCAATATCGAACGGAGAAGATTTAACCGCAGGTTTAAAATTCGCAAAACCGTTTACTGCTTGATAATTATAAGGACGTACTAAACTTGTCTCGAATCTAAATGTTGGGTTCGTATTAAAGTTAAGAGGTGGTGAATATTCAATAATAGGAACAGCACTAATTTCATTACTTAATATACCACTATCCAATGCGTCAACAATTGCTGAAAGTTTAGATGATCTTAAAGTCCTATCAAACGCTTCGAGATTATCATCAGAATATTTTTGAATTGCAGCTCTTACAAGTGCTTCAATATCCGATGCTGATTTCTCTGTATTCTTTTTACTGTAATTAACGCTTACAGTCATATCGGCATAAACGAATTCTGTTTGTTTAAATATTGGTTCAATTCCTAATGGTGCTCTTTCTTTTAAATAACCAAGATATGAATTGGATAAAGTAGAGGATATAATTCTTGTATTATCATTAAGGAATACTGAAATAGCAACTCGACCAAATTGAGGTGGATCTAATTGTTCACCGCCATAAGCAGAGACTGCCGTAATCTCAGGGAATGCTTGTTGTAATAGTACTTCGTAATCCTTTGTAGTTACTGCTCGTTCTTGTACTTGTAATGATTTAGGAGCAAAGTATCGAATAGATTCCATTGATTCACGTTCTTGACCACCTGAGGCTGCTTGGACAACAGTTGCCGATACAACTCCATTTTCGCCAATAAACCCATTACCAAAAGTATTTGCTCCATTAGGTTCGGTTCCTGAACAGATTCTATAACGTACTCTTACATCTTCATATTCTTCAGGCTGTAAACCAAATTGATTCTTGCCAAAGTAAATAGAATACTTTTCATCAAGATATGGTTCAAGATAGAATACTTTGTCTGTTGGCTTAACACCGTAAATAGTATTAGCCCTTGAGAATATATTCTGATCGTCGGTTGCTTCTGCATCAACGAAGACAACAATTGAATCCGTATCTACTTCGTTGTTTGTAAGGAAGACTCTTAATACGCCATCAGCATCAACAATGAATCCTTCTTTTTGGAAACTTACTAACATTTCACCTTCAAACAGTTCAACGTTTTGTGCTACGTATTTACCTACTTCAGTTCTTCTTGCAGTATATGATTCATTCGTTACAAAGTTATACGATTCACCTTGATAGTTAGCAGACAAAGCAAAGTATTGTGGAATTGTGATAGTAGATTCATTAGAGGTTGTATCAGTAATAAGTATATCAACGATAGCCTTAGCAGATTTACGAGATCTTGGAATATAGTTTAATTCTTTTGCATGAGAAACAATCGAGTTCTTGAGGACGGCGGAGTCAAGAAACATTTCGTTAAGTGCCATGTTCGTATAGAAGTTATTATTATAACTATTAAATGCAAGTACATCAAGTAAGGCAGACAGGTTTGACCCTTCAAAGTTATAATCCTTGAATTGTGTTTGCGTTTGAAGATATACCTTAAACTGATCTTTGATCGCATCAAAGTCTAATTCAGTAATTGGTGTTTTTGGATTTGCCATCTCTATCTATTCCTTTTTAATATAACATCTAACGAAATTGGTTGTTGTTCATTACGAATGAAGAAAGTAATTTTAACCACAACAGATCCTGCATCCAAATCGCCTGAAACATATACGTCTATTAAACTTGCTCGCGGTTCGTATGTTGTAATTGTAGATGTTACTCTATCTTTAATAAGTTTGAGTGTTCCCGGAGTTAAATTTTCAAATAACATATCACGAATATTACCACCCAGGTATGGTTGCATTGGTCTTTCACCACGATCCGTTAATATAAGATTCTTAATTGCATCTTTAACTGCGGTTTCATCTTTTTGTACTGCAATGTCTTTCGACACAGGACTAACACGAAGATCCTTATGGAAGTCCGCGTAAAGATTTGACTTTTTCTTTTTCGGCGATAAAAACTCTGCAATCGACATTTATAATATTTCTCTTAAATCTAAATGAATGAATTCATCATATTCTTTAATGTATTTAAAACCTGCTTTAAACGCATCTTCTAAAAACTTTGGAACGTCTGCCATATCTTTTTTGATATCTACAACCATTCCACTTAAATGGGAATTATCTTCAGCCCATTTTTGTTTTGTATTATAGGCTTTACTTACCCAACCGTTTGTTATGATAAGTTTACTTCCTGTTAATACTCTTAATCTTTTGAGGTATACTTTAACATCAAGATCTACTCTTGTATATCCATATATACCAACACCTTCTTTTGCGTCGAAGTGGTTAGTTGATCCATCAGGACCCAAACCAATATCAGTATCCGCACCAGAAAATACGTTACCGCATCTTGGCAAGTCACGATAGTCTGCCGCGGTAATAGGAGCAATGTTTTGCGGTGGGTTGCCGGTGTTCGTAATTACATCTCCACCCGTAGCAGTCCATTGGCCTTCCAATCTATTTATTACCTCTCGCCTAGTTGTTGGAGAATACCGTATAGCGCCAGCACGTATTGCTGAAGATTCGTTGATTCTCGAGATGGTCTGAAGCCTGTTTACGATCGTTGAGTATCTATTGGTATAATCATTAAGTGGTTTATTAATGTCCCTTACCAATGCTTCTACGTTGGCTGCAAGTGCACATATACGAGCAATGAGGTATTGTATTTCTTCAATCCCAGGACTTTCAAATAAACTTACTGCATAATCAATTAGACCACTAACTTTATCTGTAATACCTTTCTTATTCTCTTCAGTAAAGAATGCGCAAGTTTGTTCTCGAACAGTCATAATACCTTTTACAACCTTTGCATCAACAAAAGTTTCAAAACCTTCGGTAATACCTGCTGGGTCAAAATTGTCTATCATATCGGATACTTCTTGAAAGACTGCATTAATTACATCTGTAATCTTTTTCTTAATATCGCGTATTAATTTTTGTACAAGTTGTGCGACAGTAATATCTTTTATACCATCGTATGATCTTATCTTTGCGGCAATATCTAATATCTGTCCAACAACAGCATTCACTTCATCAATTAAATCAAAGAATGCATCAATTGAAGTAAAGAGTGAATCGAACCTATCACAGAATCCACCCAATAGACTTGTACTGAAATCATTTTTATAATATGAATCTAAATTACGTGCTAATCTTTGATAATCGTTTTCGTTAATACACCCAGTTGGAGTATAATTATATTTCTGAATAAAGTCAGCGGTTTCAAGTTGAGATATGTTACCCTTTTCCCATCTTCCTTTCAGGTCAGGATAACTATCAAGACTGCCTATTCGTTGTCGAAGTAAACCATTTAAATAATTGCTTGATAGATTTAAATCATTACCATATAATTTAATAGCTTTTGATAAAGGATTCGTTTCGGCATCGTTTAAAATACTTTGTGCAACTTGTTCTGTTACTGCATCAATTTGAGAAAGAGTATATCTTCCTTTTGGATCTATAACATTAATAGGTGATAAGTTTAATTTATTATTTGCGATCTGATCATTAGGATCTGGACATGCAGCGACCATATTATAATCCTCCTATATCAGAATTAGTTGCGGAATCATCAAGCGGAGATAGAACACCTGCGGAATATCCCATTGCGTAATAACCTTTAGGTATAATCGAAGTTGATTTTCCGGGAGGCTCAGGCATCTTAGCTTGAGTCATTCCCCATGCACCATTTCCTATCGGTAAGAAGTCAGCAATAATTGCAGCAAACGCATTCACAGGATTTAATACCTGAGTAATAAACACAGGACTATTACCTGTAGGATATGCCCAACCTGAAGTTAATCCCGGGAGAGGAGCAACGATTGGCGCAGATACAGCAGGAGGTAATAATACAGGAACACTTGGTATTGATACACTTACAACTGGCGGACGATAACCACCGTTATATGCAGCACCAGTTGCCGTCATAAGTGGAGCACCTAAAGTACTAAAGTCACCAGAAGTTGCTGCCACAGTAGTTGCGACAACGGCTGGAGAATTAACAACACTGCTTGAAGTAATAATACCTGAGTTAAGAGCAGTTGTATTAAATACTCCTGTATGAGAAGTCGACACTGAAGCAATATTCATTAATGGCGTTGTTAAACTCCAACCTGGTGTTGGTACAGCAGTTCCTGTTAAAGGAGTAGGTGGTATTAAGCCACTTGCGAAACTGATTATGTTTGAAGCCGTATTATGTATATCACCTGGAGTAGATAACTTAATTGCTTTCGTTGAGAATACATCGTAAGTATTTAATGCAGTAGCTTTAATATTTTTAGAAACAAAGTTTATCTGATTCGTTGATTCAACTTGTATTTCCTTTCTACCTAACAGTGTCATAATACCTGCGTTGGCTTCCAACTTAACATCACCACCACGAAGCTGAACTTGTTCACCACCGTTTAAATTCATTTGACCACCAACACCAAACTCGGCATTGCCGTGAACTAGTAATTTGTAATCGCCTTCTACTTCTTCTGTCTTATTTCCTTTAACGTATACATGAGCATTACCGTTAATAGTTACAACACTATGACCTGAAGATTCATGTTTCGTTCCGATATTAACTTCATAACGATCTGCTTCGGCTCTTTCAGTAACAGATCCTTTTGCATCTATTTGAATATAAGAACCTGCATTGTGATGAATCATAATTCTTTCTGCACCAGGAGAATCATCAATTTCAATACTGTGTCTTGAAGTTTTAATTACTTTATTATATGGATACTTTGCTGCGTAGGCAGGAGGTGGTTCAGACCATGTCTCATCTGTATCAGCAATCTTTTGATCGTGTACTCTATTCGCAGCCATTGCTAACAAATAAGTTTCTAATAGTTTTTCGCTTGTTGCTAATTTATCAGGACCGCCGCCTGCATTAAATTGTCGAGGTGCATATGTTCCACCTAATAAATCCCCATCCTTTTCTGCAATGACACCATACCCATCTTGAATAGGATCCATCTCTTCATTATATTTACCTGGGATTAAACCAAGTATTAATGGATGCTGTGCCATTCGCCCATCTAAGAACATTCCATAAACAAATGAATTTAATGGGGGTGGTGGATTATTTGGGTCATAGTTACCTGAAGCACAAATTGCCCAAGGTAGATCTAATGTTTTAATATCGGAATGAGAACCATGAATACCAAAAGCACGAACCTGTATCTTTCCTTCTCTAGAGTCGTCCTTGTTATTCTCAACAACTCCTATAAAGAATTGCGGTTGTCCTATTCCTGAACCATCTGCTGAGTTCATTTACCTGTTTCCCAATCAAATTTAATCATTGTAAGTTCTGTCCGTAAATCATCGCCGTCTATATTATGAGAAGTTGCATATATTAAATATAAACCACTTAACCTTTTATTCTGCGTTGCTTCTAACAGTGCGTTAGGTTCTAAAATTGATACATCAACTACTTCACCTGGGCGTATATCTAATCTACCACGAATATTTGCCGTACACATGTTCTCATTTAAATGATAATGATATGCCGATCTGTTTTGTATGATCTCTGTCATATGTTGTTCTGCACGAGGTACTTGACCCGGCTTCTGTTCAATCCCTGGGGCTGACCAATCTCGATAGATTATACTCTGTGGCGAGTTATCTCGAGTGAACGTTTCTTTAATAAACTTTTCGGAATGTTTTAAGCCAGCGATTCCACCAACCTTACCTGACATTCCTTTATATTTTCCTTTCTTTTTCAAATAGTCATAATAGAAATCACGCTTCTTGTGAGTTGTTAAATCAATTTCCATGACTGAATTTTTATATGCACCATTATTTAAATCTTTTAATGTATTCACATGATTCGAAGTACTAAACGATTCAAGTGTTTCAATAATGACTGGACCTTGTAATGGGTTACGATCTACAATAGGAGAATACTTTAAATTTTTCTTTTCAGTTCCGTTTGCTTTTTCTAATAACCATTCATCAGTAACCCAATTATAACCATCTACTGTTTCAAAGAAACGGAACGTAGACGATTTGGACTTATTTGTAAATGCTTTTGCACAAAGGAAGTTCATTGCCTGAATTGGATTGTAATCAGGAATGATAACTCTCATCTCTCCATCAGATTCTTCTATATTAAATTTTCTATTTTTATCAAGGTTTTTAGCAAAGTACTTTTGGAATATTTGCTTGGCACAATAAGAAGCAGGCTTTTGACGGAAAGCGGTTATAACATTTTCAGTTAATGCATTCCATGATGACCTAGTAATAAAGTGTAATGTATAAGCGTACATATCACCTGATTCTTTTTGTATTTCTACATTACTTATTTCTATTACTTGTAAGTCTAAAAATAGTTCTGTTTGTAAGTCATGTGATTTAAGTTTAAGTTTTAAATTCTCTTCTGCTCGTATAGGTAGTGATGTTAATATACCAAGACCATCTAACACATCAATAGATCCAGTAATAGTCGATGATGACATTGCTTGCTGAAGATCGAAGCGGCCAATTAAACCAGTGAGAGATTTTGTCTCTCCTTCAGCCGTAATTAAATCCGCAGATTCAATCGTACAATATCCTGGGTTAAAAGTCTCTTGCATTATTCGCTTACACTATTTCTAAGTTCATTTGTTAACTGGCCGAGGTAGACATCGTCAAACAAAAAGATTTCCTTTTTATTATCATTAAGTGTCGTTTCATGTTCAAAGATACGATAAGGAAGCCAATCTTCAGGAATGATCCTCTTTACGATAATCTTTTGACCACGCTCGGTTCGCATTATCACTCTATCTTCACGACGGAGGTAAATCG